GGCAGACGCGGCAACGGATGCGGCAACGGCAATGGTGGCGCTGCCCTCTCGAACGCGATCAGCAGCAGACGCGGTGGTCGTAACCGTCTCGATGATCGACGCAGCGCCGCGAACGCGTACAGATGCGGCGGCGGTGGCAGATGTGACGGCAATAATGGAGGCGGCGCCAATGATAGCGCCGTCCAAGCCGTAGTTGTAGCTGCCGTAGGTGCTTCGCCCGTAGCCGCTGCGATACGTCATTAGTCTAGCGTGATGTCGAGATCGCCCGCAGGAATGCGGAACACGTCGCCCGTGTCAATCGTCTTATTGGCGGTCAGGTTGGCGTAGGCCAGCAGATTGCCGCCCGTAGCAGCGTCAAAGATGCCGACAGCAACAACGGTGCCATATCCTGCCGTGGCGACGGGCCACTCTTCGGCGGCGCTATTTGTCGCCGTGTTACCTGACACGGTGAACGCCGTAGCCTGACGCGCGTAGCCCCCGCCGGATACCTCTGTGCCGCCGCCAGTATCGCTAGGCGCAACGGTGTAAAGCGCGGTGTGCCACTCGGTCGGGCGTGTCGCGCTGTTGGTGGTGAACGCCCATGTCAGGACGGTTGTCTCGAAGGTGTTGGTGAAGCTCATCTCAATACGCCTTTATCTTCATGCGGCGACCAGACCCGCCAAATTTCGCTTTATCATTGTCTGCATTTATACCACCAATCGCGTTCGCCTGCAAAGACGCCCAGACTTGAATGCGCGCGTCGTCTTTCAGATACGGCGCAGAATGCACCAGCGAACTGTATAGGTAGGCGTCGGGGAAGTATTCCAGCAGCCAGTTAGACGTGTTGCTGTCGGACAGCGCGTCGATCTTGGCGTAGTAGTATAGCTCCGTCGAATATGTGCCATCGGGAACGGGGAAAACCTCGATCTCGCCCGCCGTGATCGCGTAGTAGCGCGGCTCGTATGTAGCGTTGGCCGTGCGCCGTTTGCGCTCCAGCAGCTGAAACTGGCTTAGCAGCTCAAGCGGCTGCGTGTTGCCCGAAGTGATGTACATCCGTATGACCTCGTAAAAGTCAGACGGCACGGCGCTGTACTGCGTATCAATGTTCGCCGTAGCGCGCTTCTCCTGACGCCAGTGGCGTATCTGGCGGTTCATGTCTGCCTCGGCCAGCGAAATAAACGTCGGGATGACGCTCGTCAGGTCATCGCGGTCAAGGAAATCTGCGATGCTGGATTGCAGCTCTGCGTATGTTGTTATGGGCATATCAATATTCCATCATTAGCAATCCAAGGTTTCTGCGCTGCTCTGGGGTAAGTTGCCTTACCTCTGTGGCAGCACTTCGTATGCGGCTGGGCTTAGATGCTCCACCACTAGGTCGTACTGGCCCCGTATCTCCGCTTCCGATATTTGAGTCGCTGGCTTGCGATCCAGAAGGCGTCTGTACGCTTGGCTCAACATTCTGTCCTGCCGATCTGATAGAGCCGACGTCTTTTCCGGCCCCAAAACCTTCAAAACCCTGCTCAAAAACGCGCTGACTTGCGTTTGCTCTTTGTTCATCTGTTCCGCTCCATTTCATCAAAACAACGTCAGGAAATCCTTGGCCCTCATCCCAGCCTTCAGATCGCCACTGACGAAGAAGATCGTCATACGCGGCTTGGCCGCGCTCTTCAATGTAATATTCTTTGCTAAATGGTATACGTTTTAGCTCTTTAAATCCATAGCCGCCATAAACGTTTGGCAAGAAACCTTCTGGGAAGCGTTTACTCGGCACCGCAAATGCGTTCAGCACAGACGCGCCTTGCTCAATAGCTTTTCCCATAACGGCGGGTGACGCCACACCCTTGGCCCCTATCTCGTTGCTAATCACGCCAACAAGATCAATCTCGTTATTGCCAAGCTCAGGTATCGGCTTCCCGTCGTTCATCCATGTGTAGTCTGGATTTTTCTTCAAGCCAAAATACAAATCTGCATCACCAAGCTGAAACACTTCAAAGTCGCCAGCTTTTTTACCGGCAGTCACATCTTTTGCCGTGTATGGCTCTAAGGATGGCAGCGACGGGTTGCGCAGCAACGCGCGCTCGAAATCTGTAGGAGAAATGCCACCTTTAGTTTTTGGGATGCTAGATGTTTTCCAGTTTCCGCGTAAAGCCTGATCAATCAATTGAGCCTGCTGCGGCTGCTCAATGCTGTAATATTGCGTTGCTTCAAAAAGATTTCTAGCGCCTTCTGGCGTGATTTTTTCCGATGGCAAAGCACGCCCAAATGAGTAGGCCATGCGCGCTTCGTCAACATTGCCTGATTTATCAAGCATTGTTGGCCGAGATGAATATTCTGCTTCAAAGCTTGGGAACAATAATCCGCGCGAGACTGGGTTTTCAAAACGCCCTACAACACGGCCTCCAAGGCCAGTGTCGTAAGACATATGCGTCGGTAGCTTTTCTGACTCCAAGTTTAACAAGCCACGACCTTTATCAAGCTCCAAAAGTAACAGCGCATCGCCAAGATTGCTTCCGGCAAACTCTGGTTGGATTGTCGCGTCTAAAACTTTTTGGAAATTAGGGCCGCCAATCGCCATTGCTTTTGGAGACGTCATAAGTTTTGAAATGGCTTCCCGCTGCGGAAATGTTGCATTCCGCATAAATTCATTGAAAAATGGGCTATCAAACCCAACAAAACCGCTTAGCTTTTGCAACTCTGGGTCAACTGTAGTTTTCCCAAAATTTGACACCACATCATTTAATTTCTTAACATTTTCATCTGGCAATCGACCTGACTGAATATACGCTTCAAGCGTTCCCATATATGCATCAGCAATTGACGCATTGGATTGATGGGCTTGCGGAGACATTGCAGTGACAGCAACAAAATCGCTATCTTTGCCAAGTTTTGTCGATCCTTTACTTGCGCTATCAACAAGCCAAGCAATCTCCGCATCTGAATATTGTTTTTGCAACGGAAACAACGGGCCGCCTTGCAACGGCGTTCTGCGCGTTGTTCCTGCCGCGTCAATGCCCTCATAAAACGTGCCAGCACGCGTTAGATCCGCAGGCGTTGGCGAGATTTTAGCGCCAATAAGATCGCGCGGGTCAATCACTTCCACATCTGCATATGGCGTAACCTCACCGGCTGGCGTAGTAGCGGCAGCGCCAGCAGAGCGCGCCTCACCGGCTGGCTGAAAAATCTCGCTGAGCATGTCGGGATCGAGCTGGATCGCTGAACGCGCCAAGCCGGACGCGTCTGCTGCAAGCTTGCCAGCGTCCTCTGCGATCTGCTGCTGCGCTGGCGAGCCGCCAAGCAGCCCCTCCATAACGCCTTGAATAGGCGTGAGGTATCCGCGTGCCGCCAGAGCGGCAGGCGTCAATGCAAGCGCCATCTCGACGCCCATATCAAGCGCAGCGCGCCTGCGCGCCTCCGCAGTCTGGTCGGGGTCGAAGACAACGCCGCCAGCTGTCATCGCGTTCATCTGGCCCTGCACGGGGTTCATCTCGGCGACCGTCTCTACCGCTGGGCGTAGGTTCGGGGGAACGTAACGCTCTAAGCCAGCGAACAGCTCGTCAAGCGCGGTGCGGCGCTGCTGGCCGTTGCTGAAGAAGTTGAAAAGCTGCTCCATCAGTCTAACAATCCTCTCTTGAGGTTAAATGCTGATCGCGGATTTAATATGCCACGCCTCTCGGCTTGATCTAAAATGCTTTGGATCTGCTGGGTTGTTGCCGTGTTTATGTCAATCCCACTATTTTTGAACAAATCGCCAAGAGCTTGGTTGCCTCTAGCTTGCTGCTCCAAAACTAAAAGACCAACAGGTTTTGAAGCATTCGCCGCCATAATATTAGACAAGTGCGCTAGTCTGGGGTCGGCGCGTGCAGAACGGGAGCGGATGTTGGCGGGGTCAATAATTGTGTATTCGCCAATATCCCCCATGCCAGAAAAGCCTTGCTCGGCAACCCTTTGAGCTACCAAACGGTCTGCAGCCTTTCTAGCCTCAAAGCTCTTATCACCACTTTTACCAAGATCCTCTAGGGCTTGCGAAAACATACTTTTGTAGTTTCCGCTAGGCATCATTTTACCTTTAGTCAAAATTGGATAGTATGCTCCAGATTCACCACCTTCAAGACGATTTGGCTCCGCAAAGTATTGTGATGCTCCTATGCGGCCATCTAAAAGTGGGTCAACATAAACACCGCTTCCAATCGCACCATGTTCGGACGGCCTGAAAGCCAATATATCAGGGGTTTCATCGTCAAACTCTCCCCCTCGCTCCTTTGACGTGCCGTGCATGCCCTCGCGCCTATAGCCCATCTGGAACAACCGCTGCGCGCGGCTCTCTGCATCCATCGGCAAGTCGTAATTTTCAAACAGATACTGGTTTAGCTGCGTCGTCTTTACGCTGTCGCCCATGTCAAACATGTCGTCGGTAATATTGGCAGCGTCGCCCTCCTTCAACATATTGAGGATCATGTCTCCGCGTTCTTTCGGGGCGCTTGGCAGAGATGTCTTCTTTGGCCTTAACGTGCTTGCGGCGACGCCGCCGCCAGTCATGGCCAAGCCAGCCATAGCAAGCGCATCGTTTAAGGCGTCTGCGCGTGGCGGCACGCCTTGCGCGTATTCTCTAGCAGATTCAACGCCGCGCGTGCCGCCGGTAATAAGATCCACCAAACCCTGCGGCACGGCAGGCGTAGCTTGGCCAGACCGCAAAGCGTCAAATATAGACATCCCCTGCGGTGCGTCTACCGGCAAAAACGTAGACCGGCGCTTACCCTCTTCCGGCGCAAGCAGACCCATCAGTTTGCCAGCCATGCTGTTGCGGTTGCGGTATTCGCGGCGCAGCTCGTCAAGCTCCGCAGGCGTGCGATACATCGCCTCTTCTTGCATCTGCAAATTAAAGTCGCGCGGCGACAGGTTAAATATGTCTATGGTAGCCATATCAACAATCCCACGCGCGGCGCGACCAGTAGTTGGCGCTCAGTTTGCTCGACTTGCCCTTGATGCCGCCGGAGCGTGCGCAGTAGGACGCCTTGCGTTTCGGCTGATCCTTCTTGATGGACATGGCAGGGTCGCCAAAGTTAACCTTCTTCACCGTGTCGCCCTCAACCGCCAGCACCTCAAACTTCTTCGGACCGCCGCGTCGCGGCTTATTCACCGCCGTAAACCCGTGGCGCTTCTTCGCTGCTGCGATCTTCTCTGCCCTCGTGCGGCTCATTACGCGGTCTTCTTCTTCGCGGTCTTCGCGGCTTTCTTAAACGCCTTCGCGGTGGGCGCGCCCTTGCTGCCTACCTTGCGCATCCTTTCGCCAGACCCAGCAGCGATGCGCTTGCGCTTCGCGTGGATGTTTGCGTATAAACCCTTGGCCATCTAAGCTCCTTCGCCCCACTGGACGCATTGATAATCTGTTGCGCGGTATGCAGGAAACATCTGCCGCGCGTATTCCAAGCCGCTTGGTATGGACTGTATGCACTGGCTCTCGCTCTGCATCACGGGGCTACCAAACGCAAAGCAACCACCCTCAACGCTGCACAGCAAGAGCAGCGCCGTCCACATTATTTCTTCTTCTTCGCGTATGACAGCTTCTTGCCAGACTTCTTGGCGGCGGCCTTGGCTTTCGCCATACCTTTGGGCGTGTACGCGTAGTGCTTCGATCCAACTTTGGGCATCGTAACCTCCGTTATATCTTCCAGCATAATAACATTAAAACGCCAAAAAGAAACCCCGCGCGCGCAATGGGAGGTGCGCGGCGGGGCCAAGTTGCGCGAGACAGGGAGGAAACTCGCTTGAGGTATAGATAGCGCGAGCAGGTGCGCTTGTCCATGTGGGGGTAGGGTAAACGCTTTTACGCGGTCACGCAATCCCCTGCAAATTGCGCCTAAGCGCGCCACGCCAACGTGACATCGGCCCGCTCAGGGCCGTTGCCGCGTCTGACGCCATCGTCAGGCACACGGCGTCGGCAAGGTCAGGCGAGCGCAGGCCGCGCTTGCGCATGGCGTCCTTGCTCTCGGCAGCCATCTTCCCAGAAGACGTGAACGCGTAGCGGATGCCGGTCAGGTCAGCCAGCAGCTCGTCGTCGCTGGGCAGCTTGCAGGAGCGATCCTCCAGCCACGCCTTGCACTTAAACCACAGCTCCGTGCGCAAGTTGTTATACGTCTCCTTCATCGACGGCGCCTCGGCGACGTTCACGCCGCGCACGGGGGCGCCAAGCTCGTGCATCCGATCCACGACGCCCGACCCTATGCCAATGCTGTCAACAAGGATCTCGCTGGGCTGCTGCGACGGGGGCAGCGCATCGTATTCAGCCATCACGCGGCCAACGGTCTGCATCAGATCGAGGCCGCGCCACGACTTAATCTCCGTAATCACGCTGCCCTCGCGCTTGCAGAACGCGGTGCGGTCGGTGCCAAAGCGCGCAGGGTCAATCGCCCACACGGCGCGCGTGTTCGGCGCAACCTCGATGTCGCGCCGCATCGCGGCCTCGGCCAAGTGGTACGGCACAATCGTGTCATCGTCAGCCAGCGGAAACTCGCCAAGCACGCGAATGCGGAACGCGTTGCTCTCCTCCCCGTAGCGCGCGCGCATCTCGTCAACGAACTCGTCGCTGACAAGCGGGCTGTCAACGCACGACCAGCGGCGCGTCCACCAGCTATTCGCCATGCGCGTCTGGCTCTCGTAAAACGTGCCAGAGGATCGCGTGGGGTTGCTCAGCAGCACCGTGGTGGCGCTGTGGCCAGACATCGACCCAGCGGCGGCCTCGAACACCTTCTCCGGCACACCCGACGCCTCGTCGATGACCAGCAAAACATGCTCGCTATGCACTCCGGCCAGCGCCTCCGGCGTTTCGGCGCGAGACGTGCGGGCCGAGATGAACGCCTCGGACGCGGCGGCGGTCAGCTCAACGCGGTCAGA